CTGTGCCGGTGCTTGCGCACGTGAGCGGTATCCGTGAAAGTCACTTATGGCGGGCAGCGAAAAGCCATAAAGGCATGTACCGCGAGCAGCAGCGCAGGCTTGAGCGCGCGTTCACGCTGCTGGAAAATGGGCAGGTGGAAGCGCGGCGGGTGAGCAAGGCGCGCGGCACCTACGAGATTACCGTGTACGACGATCCGCTGCCCGAGCAGACGATGCTCACGCGGATCAGGATCACCGAGCGCGGTCCGGTGCTGGATTTTATTGCTGTGAACAAAGCTGCCTTCCCGGTTTTGCCGGAAATCTTGAAGTAGCGTATCGTGCGCGCATGGTCGCAAAGGAATACCGCTGTCTCGCACACTCGCTGTCGTTCACATCGAACGACAAGCAGCCGCGTTGCCCGCACGGCTGCTCCACAATCGTCCGCGAGTTCCTGACCGCGCCCGCGCTGCGCTCAGAGCGCACGAAAATCTCCGACCGCGCGCTAGACCGCCTCGCCGCGCGCTACCAGCTCACCGACCTTTCCAATCGCAACGGATCGGTGGGGGCATCCAGGAAGACCCCGAAGGGCATGGAAGCGTTCTGGCAACCCCTGCCAACCGGGAACGTGTACGAAGTCGGCAAGGGCGAAGTCCCGCGCGAAGGTTCAGCGGGCGGCGCAACTGCCGCGCTGGCCGGCATGGGCATGACCGATAGCGGCGGCGCAATCTCCGAACTGATGAAGGCTCTGCCGCGCCCGAGGCCGCACGCCGTGGGACATGAACCCGGCTCGGCCAAGGACTTCGACAACGCACTGGCGAGTGCGCCGTGAGGATACCCCGCCAGGATGCCCAAAGGCTCGACTTTTTCCAAGAAGTCAGCCGCGTGTGCATGTCCTCGCGCGCGACGCGATTGGAACAATACACTCTGAATAGGGCTTACTATTTCTACGGCACGGCCGATGGCGCGCCGTCGCCGTGGAATCTGCTGTATTCACACCTTGACACGGTTACGTCGTTTCTCTACGCGAGCGATTCAACAAGATTTTCCGTAACTATGGGGAGTCATGCGCCAAAGTCAGACAGAAAAAGAACCGGCGCCATGAGCAAACTTGTCCAAGAAGAGTGGAAAAAGTCCAACGCCGACGTCATCATGCAGATGGCGATCCTGTGGGCGCTCGTGTACGACTCGACCCTCGTCAAGCACATCCGGCGCAGGAACGGCCGCGTGGACCCTTACGTGATCGACCCGGCGTGCTTTGGCGTGTACCGTGACGATGTGCCCATGCTTGACCGGCAGGAGGCGTTTGTCCACGTCTACTACATGACGAAATCGGACTTGGCGAAGCGCATCAGCCTGCACCCGAAGCGCGAGGACATCCTGAAAGCGGCCACGGACGCCTACACGAAAAAGGATACCGCGTCGTCAACCCCGCCGATGTTGGATCGCATCCTCCTGACTTCGGGCATTCCCGGCGAAGGCTTGCAAGGCTTGGTGGGCGAAGTGAACGTGAATATCGGAACGATTGCCGACTACGCCGCGCAGCTCGCCGTGCCTGTAATCGAGATGCAGGAAATTTACGTCTGGGACGATTCCCAAGACGACTACCAGGTCTGCACGATGGCAGGCGAGCAGGCGATCGTGTTTGACCGCAAGAACATCTTCTTGCCGCGCTCCAAGGACTTCGAGGGCGAGCACGGCTTTGTCCAGGTCTGCCCGAACCCGCTGCCCGATTATTTCTGGGGCCAGTCCGAGGTGTCGAAGCTGACGCCGATCCAGAACAAACTGAACGAACGCATGTTCGATATCGAGCGGCTGGAACAAAAGCAGGTCGATCCGCCTTCGGCCTGGGGCGGCATGGGGCTCCCCGACAAGATGGACGCATTCAACTCGCCCGGCGCGAATGTAGCAATCGGCGATCCGAACTTCCGCCGCGAGACTTTCGTGCCGAACATCCCGGAGCACATCTACGCCAGCCTCGCGCGCTATCAGGACTACATGGACACGGTATCGGGATTGTCGAACGTGGTGCAGGGCAGAGGCGAATCGGGCGTGCGCTCGGCGGGCCACGCTGGCAAGCTCCTGACGGTCGGCACGGCGCGTCCGAAAAAGCGCGCGATGATTATTGAGGACTCGCTTGACCAGTCGGCGACGCTGTTCGGGAAATGCCTGTACGTCGGAACGACGGAGGAACTGTACGACGAGAACGACGTGCCGTTCATTCCGGCGGAAATGTCGCCGAACTTCACTGTGGGCGTGGATGCGCACAGCAACAGCCCAATATTTATGGAGAGCGCGCAGTTGTTGAGCGACCGGCTGTTGAAGGCGCGGGCGATCACGCGCAAGCGGTACATTCAATTAAATGCTCCCCCGGCCGAAGAGTCGATAATCCGCGAGTTGGAGGAAATCATCGAACCGGCCGAGGCGAAAGCGGCGCAGCAGAAAATGGCGATGGAGGCGCAGAAAGGGGCGCCTAAGCCGCCGCTGGCGTCCGTCAAATAGGAGGTTGGTATGGCTAAGAAAGAAAAGCGGTTCATGGGAAGCATCCTGGATTCCAATGATTATCGAGCGGGCAACCGCGTTGAGGTTGAGAAGGCGCCCAAAGCGAGTTATGAAGATCAGGAAACAGGTCAGGGGAAAATTGGAGCATTAGTTGACCCGAAAGACTATACGAAGGGGAAGGATGGGACGTACAGGAGAAAACCAGGACGGTAAGTGTGGCTAGCAAAAAGGGGTTGCCAAGCCGCCGCTCGCAAGCGTAAAGTAAGCCAATGAGATACGGCAGAAAGAAATCAGGTCGCGGCAGACGCCGTGTTCTGTAGTAGGGGCGGCTTCATCATTCACCATGGAGGGCTTCATCATGGCCAGGCGTAGGGGTCGGCGCGGCAGGAGATAAGCACCTGCAAAAGTACGACAAAAGCCCGGTGCTCAGACCGGGCTTTTTCATTCCTACTTGACGAAACAGTGATTTAGGCACAGAGTCACGCCGGAACGGGGCCGTGGGCAGCGGTTTTCCGTCAAAACCAGGCCGAAAGAGCGTCGATGCCTCTGCCCGAATCCGCTGCACCTTCACCCTCTCCAGGCGCTGGCGGTTCCGCTACCGGCCCAGGCTCAGGCGGTCCGGGCAGTGCGCCGATGGCCACACCGCAGCCGCAGGAAGGCATCCAGAAGGCCGCGCGGGTGCAGATTCAGGTGGCGAGCGAAATGCTCCAGCGGGAACTCCCGCACTTTCCCTTAGACAGCCCAGAATTCGACGCCGTGAGCAAGGCGCTCGCCACGCTCTCCAAGGCGTTCGGCAAGTCGAAAGACGAAGACCGGCGCCTCTTCCCCGCTGAGATCATGAACATGCTCGGCGCCGTCAAACCGCCGGGCATGGGCGCAGCAGCACCCGGCCCCGGCGCAGGATCACCCGCACCACAACCAGCACCAGCTTAATAGGAGCACATCATGCCCGAGCAACCAGGAATAGGCGTCAGACCGAGCGGACGCGGTATCCGCGATCCGCTGACCAACGCGCAGAACAACGGGCGGGTGGTCAATCCGCCGCGCTTTCCCGTTTTCGGCGGGTTTTCGTCGGCGGGAAAGGCGTTCTTTCGGAACTTGATGCATATCGTCAAGCCCGGCAACGGCACTAAGTAGGCCCTAAGTAGGTACTAAATAGGCACCAAATAGGAGTAAATCCATGACCATCGAAATCAAGAACTCGGGGCCTGAAATCGCGGCGGTGCTGATCGGCGATCCGAAAGAACCAAGCGAAGTGAAGGTGCTGCAAAACGGCGAAACGTACCATTCGACCGCCTCCACTCTGACCGTGGTCGACGACAGTTATCCTGGCCTGAAAGACCGGCGCGCGAAAGATCAGGCGTTCGCCGGCCGGCGCAAGGCCGATCCGAACGTCGATCAGCGGCAGATCAAGAAGGCGAAGCCGGCGGCGGATAAACCTGCCGAGCAGCAAGGCAAGGCAGCCGTCAGGTGAACGACGAACGCCCAGACTCGGACAAGCACGCGGAAGCCGACGCGGCCGGCGTGGTCAGTCACACGTCGCAGGGGCAGCCGATTCCAGCCGATGCGCGCTTAGCGATGGCACGGCGCAGTGAAGTTCACGACTTCGCCAATGCGCGCGCGCAGACCTTGGCGGCGAACGACGATCCGACCCCAATTCCGCCAGCAGCATAGGAGCTAGATCATGCCCCCGCTCGAGGGAAAAACCGACGACGAAATCCGCGCACTCGCGGCCCTGGCCGACGACGTGCTCTCCAAGCCCGACACCGCGGGCGTGTTTCAAAGGTTGGTCAAAAAAAACAACCCGAACATCTCCATGCCGATTGTCGAATTGGAGGACAAGACGGTTGCCGCGCTCTCGGCGCGCGACAAGCGCATCGAGGAACTGGAGAAGCGCGGGCAGATGTCCGATGCCGAGCGGGAGGCCAGCAACCTCTACGAGAACCTGCGCGATGGCGGGCACGTCAACACGCGCGCTTCATTCTCCGACCTCGTGAAGTGGGCAAGCGAGAACGGCTTCATGACGACGCAGACCGGGCTGACCAAGGCGGCGATGCAACGCGCAATCGAGCAGGAAGCAGCCGAGCCCACGCCGTCAACCTCGCACCAGCAAGGCTTCGAACTCGGCCAAGGCGATCTTGGCAAGGCGTTCATGAAAGACCCGATCGGCACGGCGCGCGCGCAGGCAATGGCGGCGATGGACGAGATTCGCAAGGACCGGGCGAAGGCGGCACGCACGCATTGAACAGTTTCTAATCGGGGCGGATTAGGAGAAAGACGATGACCAAGATTTCAACACTGCTGATACGCGCCCTGCTGTGGCTGTTCGAGCCGCTGTACTTCAAGCTCACCGAGTACATGCACGGAGCGGGGTTGATGCCCCATGTAGTTTTTGGGACCGGGATCGTCCCGGCGGCAGGCGTTGGCCTCGAGTTATCGAGCATAACTAGGCGCGCATTCGTCCCAAAACTCGTAGTCCAAATCTACAACAACTCGCCCACGATGGCGTCCCTACTTGCCGGCGCGCAGCCCGCTTACGGTGGCGTCAGTTCAATCAGCGTCCCGGTGCAGGGTGCGCCGTTTGTCACCGGGCAATGGTCGGGCTATGACGGCGCGTTCAATCAGCCGTCCGACTTGCAGGGCGCGTTCCTATTCGAAGCGAACCTGAAACTCTTCATCGTGCCGATTCCGTTCCTCGGGATGGAGGGCATCCTGCAACTCGATCACGCGATCATTCCGAAGATCGAGGCGAAGATGAACGACGCGGGGAACGTCGTCATGGACGTGTTCTCGACCGCGCTATTCAACAACACGACGAACTTGCAGGCGCTGATCGGCTTTCCCGGCGCCATCGACGACGGCACCAACATGGTGACGTATGGCAACATCAACCGCACGCAGAACGTGTGGTGGCAGTCGAAGGTGTACGCCGCGACCGGAAATCCGACGCGGCAGGCGCTCCTGCAATACATCGCGGGCACGGCGAAAAACGGAGGCGAGAAACCGAGTTTCGGCGTGTGCGGCTTTGGTACATGGGCGCTGCTCGCGCAGGATTACCAGGGCCAAGAGCAGTACGTCATCACGCCGGGCACCGGGTTCGACGGCTCAGGCGACGGACCGCGCTCCGGGTTCGATGCGCTCATGGTGTGCGGCGTTCCGATCTACGCCGACCAGTACTGCCCCGAAGGCATCGTGTACTTGCAGAATTCGAACTACATCAACCTGTATGTGCATGTAATGGGTTCTTTTGCCTTTACTGGCTTCGAATCCACGATAAGCAACTTTCAATTGGGGTATGTTGGCGCCCTAGTGTGCATCCTGGAGCTTGCCAACGTCAAACCGAAGGCAAGCACGCGAATCAGCGGCTTTAACAGCCTCACGCTTTGACCTACTGACCCTCAAGGAGAACATTCATGGGAATTAATCGCATGGGGGCCGGGAGCTACGACCAAGGCCACACGCCGCTGCCAATCAACCTCACCTCGGGGCAGTTGTTCATGATCCCCTCGGGGCAGTATCAAGTGCTACCGGGCCTCTACACGTTCTTGCAATGGTGGGACGCTGCGACGCAAGTTTGGCGCGTGCTGACGACGCCGGCGCAGTCGGCGGGAGCGATCGTATCGAGCGACGGGGCGAACTGGCGGCTGGCGAACCTGACCGGGACGATGGTCGGGGCGTCGCTGACGACTGCGGGAACGGGCCTGACCAACGGCATCTATCCTGCGGGCACCGGGAACGGCACGGCTTCGGCGCCCACGGTCACGATGTCAGCAGCCGG